TCCCTCCGCCATTTTTCTATCGGCAACTGTCTCTCTGCGAGACGGTTGCCGCCAGAAACCCCAGCTTCCGCGCATCTTCGAGACTGAAGCTGTTGACCTGCCGTTCTGCGGAAATTCCCAAATTCTCTCTCTAACGGCCAATTCTCTCTCAAGCTGTTGACCTCGCCAATTTGGTACGGGTTTATAAGTTATTGATTTTAAACGCATTGCATTATTAGAAGTTTGGATAATTTCGAAGCGAATTTGCACGGGAGAACGTGACTGGCGTTTAACTGAAAGAGCGCCAAATACATCAATCCTGGGCTTTATTGTGAATAAGGTAATGGTAATAAAAAAGAGACTTTATAAGCTGATGTAGCCTGTTCATTTCCCTATAGGCGATGAGAATTCGCCTCATAAATTCCAAGAAATACATTTCCTCTGATTTGACCTGCTTGATACCCTCATTGCGTGGATAATAAGTGATTTTTTGAGTGATCTCATCATAGTCAGTTTTGAAATGTGCGATTGCGTTCCGAAGCTGATTGTCAGCGGCATCATCGCCAAAGGTGAACCAGCTATCATCGATAAAATCTTGCTTCTGGCCGAAGCTCACATCTGCAAAAGCATGTAAGTCTCTTGGGGTATTATCCTTCCCTTTTTTCGTCAGGCCAATTTCAGGCTTAAAGGCATTATGGTCACCTCTTTTCATCAGATTATTTAGACCCGCAACCAATACAAATTGTCGGGAGATGATCTCAGAAATGTCCTTGTATAGGTCTTTATAGGTATCAAATTGATCAGCAGAGACCCGCATCGGGATGGCTTGGTTTTGATATTCGTCATCGAAATCAAGAAATAGGACGGGCCGCAATGGGATCTCGGCTTTAAGAATTTTTGGATAAATCTCCAAGCAGGCGATTTGCAGATTTTTTAGGAAGCCCGTATCCAAAATTTCAACGATGAAGGCATCAAGCGCTGCCTTATTGTTTTGTGCCAAGGCCATCTGGACCTGCATATATTGCTTGATGTCTTCTGCGCTTTGATTCGGCACTGAAAATGGCCACATGGTACGAGCGATAGCCTCGTATAAGGCAGCATTAATATCTTGCATTTTGTCGGATGCCACTTTGCTACCAAAACGTCTCTCAATGGCGTTTTTAAACGGCCCCCATTTTTCACGTATGTAGAATTTGAGCAACGTCCCGAAATAACTGAAATCAGCGTATGTGGAATCAAGGTAGTCCAACCTCTTACCATGTACTGAGATATTTTCAGTCCCAACACGCTGTGCCGCTCTCATGAACGGCGTATCACCCATCTTGTATTTTCCAAAATGAACTGGGAAATCCAGGTGAAGATCAACGAAGTTCGTTTTGTCGTCGAATGGTTCGCTGCCTTGAACTTGAGTCGCGCCTGAAATGTTTGATTTTTTGCCGCCAAACAATATGTCGATTGGGGAACCGCATTCTTGGCAACAGAACCGTAATGGTTGCTCGGCACGATTTGACATGCCGATCCTGCAATTGGTGATTTCACCACAGGCATCACATTTGAGGGAAACGTTAATATTCATCTATCTGCCCAATTCGGCCCATACAGGGGATATTAAGAATCTTCATTCCGCTCTTGCCAATGCAAGAGGCGCAGCCAAATCACGACCCCAGTATTTCAAAACTTGCCGAACACTATCTCTTGGATAATGAGGACCTGCCTTTTCCATATCGCTTTGGATCCTGCGCCATCGCCTATCGGCACTTTCCCGAATGTCAGGGGTAATGGGCATTGTTCCCATAGGTGTGGACGATCCTGGTTCTATGGGCCAGCTCTCCGGGTAATCCGTCCAATCATTCCAAACATCCAGCTCCGCATTAACGCCAGCCATTTCCGCGTGATCGCACTGCCATCCGTATGTATTGCGCGCGCAAATGCGGAGCATGGCCTTCACTTCAGGCACAATGTCTGTGAATGCCTTAAGGGGCGTCGGCAACAAGACCATGTTCGCCACGCACGAGAAAAAGCGAGGATCTTGGACCACGACATTTGCCTGTTGATAGGTGTGGTCGTCAACGCCCCAGAGATGACAGCAAGACCAGCCCTTTCGTCCGTCTGACCGCAATCCAAGGGCCAAAGTCAAAGCCTTGTTGGCGTGAACATTGCCCTCAGATTTATGGATGCTAACTCCGGTTTGCCGATTTGTATTCATTTGTGGCTCAGACCAGTTCGCCTTATAAAATAGAGCCTGTCGAGCGTGTTCCGGATACCATACTGGGAGGAGATTGAACGTTTCGGGGTCTACCCATTTTGCCGTGCGCTCAATCAACCGCATGACCTCGCCGAAACTCAATTCAGCCATTAAGGCATCAGTGCCTTCGGGTAGAGAAGCAATCGGCATCAATATTTCCCATTTGGGTTACGTGTATTTGATGCCAATCTTAGCCTATAGAAATATGTTTGACTGCTCTTTCCAAGAAATTGGAAACGATTTTTGCAATATTGTTAGTGTCAGTGGCCGTGGCTGGCGTCCATCCAGGATCATCTCAACGATGTCCGGTGCCAGCAGCGTCAGGCGCAGGATACGACTGACGTAGGAAGTATTGATTTTCTCGGCCCTGGCGAGGTCCTCGATTCCCGAATAAACACCGTCTTCCAGCAGCTTACGCCAGCGAAATGCGCGAGCAAGCGCTTTTACCATGGTGCTATCGATTTGGGTTTTGGGTTCTGCCCAGGACGGCATGCCGTCAGGAGAAACGACCAGCTTTCGCCCACCACGCGTTTTAAAGGTCATGGGGATTTGAACCGTCAGGGTCCTCCCGTCGCGGCTTAGGCTGGGTTCCAGCATTAGGCTGCCCTCCGTCCTGAATCCAAATCGGTGACCAGAGACTGGAGCCCATCCACCCGAAACTTGAGGTCAAGCCGGTCCGGATGAACCTCAACGCGCTCGACAAGAAGCTGGATCACCCGGGCCTGTTCGGCGGGGAACAATTCATCCCATATAGGGTCAAGGTCCTGCAATGCTTCGCGGACCTCTGCCTCGGTAATGCAGTTTTCCTGCTCGCTGGCATTTCGCCATGTGGCCACGATGATTTCCGGTGCCCGCATGAAGCCCCGAACCTGATCAATCACCGCTGTTTCGATTTCAGCGGCGGGCACGCGCCGAACGATGCCTTCCGTACTTTCCCCCTTTAGCAACTCTGCGGCGATATAATATCTGTAGAGTCGGCCTTTCTTTTTGGTGTGCGCTGGCGTCATAGCCCGGCCATCGGCTCCGAAAATTAATCCTTTCAGCAACGCAGGCGTTTGTGCCCGGGTGTGATTGGCGCGGGTACGTGGGCTCTCCTTGATGATGGTGCGGACCTTGTTCCAAAGATCCAGGGTTATGATGGCCTCGTGTTCTCCGGGATAGGCCGTGCCCTTATGAACGGCCTTGCCAATATAGACTTGGTTATTGAGCAGCTTGTAGAGATAGCCCTTGTTTATGGGTTTGCCGCGTTTTGAGGTAACACCCTCGGCGGCAAGATTCTTGGACAATACTGTGGCGGAGCCGACCGCCAAAAAACGCTTAAAAATCAGCTGCACCGTTGCCGCTTCTTCGGCGTTGACAACCAGCTTGCGATCCCGGACGTCATAACCAAGGGGAGGATTGCCCCCCATCCACATGCCTTTTTTGCGGCTAGCGGCAATTTTGTCCCGGATGCGTTCGCCCGTAACCTCGCGCTCAAACTGGGCGAAACTGAGTAAGATGTTGAGTGTCAACCGTCCCATGGAAGTTGTGGTGTTAAAGCTTTGGGTGACCGATACAAAGGTGACATCGTGGCGGTCAAAAAGATCAACCAGCTTGGCGAAGTCCATCAAAGAGCGGCTTAGGCGGTCGATTTTATAGACGACTACCACGTCGATGCGATCGGCTTCGATGTTGGCGATCAATCTTTGGAGCGAGGGCCGTTCAAGCGTTCCGCCGGAAATGCCGCCGTCGTCATAATGACCTTCATGCAGAACCCAGCCTTCAGGTTTCTGGCTGGCGATGTAAGCCTCACAAGCCTCGCGCTGGGCATCGAGGGAATTGAACTCCATGTCCAATCCCTCTTCGCTGGATTTGCGGGTATAGACGGCACACCGTTGTTTTCTGACCGGTAATTTCGTCATTGACCAGCCCCCGATCTGCGAATGCCAAAAAACACCCAACCGTTCCAACGGGTACCGGTGATGGCCCGGGCGATGGCCGAAAGGGATTTGTAAGGACGGCCTTGGTAATCAAACCCGTCCGCAAGGACGGTGACGCAATGCTCAACACCTTGGTACTCGCGAATTAACCGGGTGCCCGCGATTGGTCGGTCGTCCGTTCGGCGGCTTCGAATCTCTGCTTTTCCTCCATCTAGCTCTTCACCCAAGGCTTCCAACCGTTGAATGGTCACGGGCTTAAGGCCACCGTATTCCAATTCCTGAATTCGGTATGCAAGCCTGCTTTCCAGAAACTTTCGGTTCTGGCGTGGGGCCTCGGTTTCAAAGAGGTCCTTCCACATTTTTCTCAGATCCGGCGTCGGCTTGTGCTTGAGCGCGGAAATCTTGGCGACGATTGTGTCCGTCATGAAGGTTTCTCCGTCTTGGTTTCAACGGATTCATAACCGCTCTGGTGGGCAGTTAAGTCCAGACAACTCTCTCCGCGGTTCGCAGATAGTCGGCTTGACTTCCTCGCCCGCAGACGGACCACACCAGTCGCCAGGATTGACGCCAATTCATCCATCCACTCGGCGGTTGTCATATGGTCGGGTGAGAGCGCGTTAGACATGTAGTCGGGTGCCTTTGGTCGTTTGAAATGTTGCTGACCAAAGAAACCTAGGCACCAAAATTCGAATGAAATAGCCTTTTCAGTTGGTTATAGAAGCCGTTCTAAAACAAAATTAGAATTGCGAAATTCTGCGAACATGGTGTTGGACCTAGACCGAGCGGATATAACCGATTCGCCTTTAGCAACGCGAATCGATCACACGATCCAGGGGGCGACTTGATTACATTAGCCCTACAAACCTAAGGATGAGGGGAAAAGATTCGATCAATGATGGTTTATAAACAGTAGATTATTATAATCCCTAAAGTAGTACTGTTGTTCGTGGGCCTATAATGCCTGCTTGGGGGAAATGGCGGGGATGGGGCACACCCGATTAGGCAAGCTTCTAACGTCCAGAAAATGGACCCAGATCGTCGAGATGATTGAGCTCGGCGATGTGTCTGTGGCTGACCTGGCGACGGCAGTTCATGAAGCTTCCCTATCGGATCTAAAAAAAGCCTCCAAGGATCCTGCTTTTCTGGAGGCACTGCGTCTGCTGTGCAAAATTCCGCTGGCGGCGAAAGAAAAGGATTTCCCTGCAGCCCTTGCTGAACTTGGTGTCCACGTTCCCGCCAACCCAACAATGAACGATGTTGTTGTCGGGTTTGGGAATGCGGTTGAAATGGCACAGCGCACCCAAGGAGCAGAGATCACCGACTTGGGGGAAATGGCAAAAATGGCGGGAATCTCCGTGCTTCATAAATCGGCCCAAGATCAGATGGGCTTCTTTGATTCTCGTCCAGAAGATATTCAGAGCGCGGTCGCCAGTTTTTCAGCATCAGAGCGATTTGGCGATCTGATGCATTCGTTCATGGCCCGCCTGACCCAAGATAACATTCAATATTACCTTGACCGCGCCATTCCCAATCATATTGGCCCCGGTCAATATCTGCCTACAATTGGCGATATGGGCGTTGCCGAAAACACCATCCAAACCCACGCCTACGAGGCCGCGACCATCGTGAGGGTCTTCGCAAAGGACTGGTATGGCAAGCATGCCTATCAGCCAGAGCACAAAATAGACCATAAAAGTATTCAAGGATTTGCCTGGGTCGCATTCGAGAAAATTGGCAAAGAATTGACAATCAGGAACACGCCCGATGAAAACGTTTAATTTTATATGTGGGGGCGCAGGCGTTCCTGACGAGTTTGAAGGTGTGGAAATCACCCCCCTGGATGTTCAGGGTGACGATAAGAACATTGAACTAAAGCTTGCCGATATCAGTAAGACTATGAGTGGCAAAATCCTCGACATCCATTTGGATTTGGTTGAGGTCGCGGCCTACGTCTATTGCGCAGATCAACAAACAAAACGAGGCACGGAACATCTTGGCCACATGGGTCGACAGTGGCGACGGCGGATGAACTTTGTCATTCCGATCAGGTGTTATGATGTTTGGGCATCTGACCAAGTAACCACTGCCTTGGAAAATACCCTGCACTTCCTGTCTGAGGATAATTACACCTTCACTTTTGTCAAAGCGACGAACCCCATAGCGGAAGCCGCTCCGCATTTTGATTTTACCGGCGACGATATGGCTCCTGATGAAGTTGCTTTGTTTTCTGGAGGAGTCGATTCATTGGCAGGTGCCGTTGAGGATGTTGTTGGAAACGGTAAAAATATGGTGCTGGTTGGGCACCATTCTTCTCCAAAGGTCTTTGGTCTTCAGAAGCAATTGGCGCGCGAATTCAGAAAACGTGGATTTGGACAACAGGCATTATTTGTCCCCGTTAAAGTGACCAATTCAAAAGCCCCGGCTAAGGAATATACCCAACGTTCACGCTCATTTCTGTTTGCATCATTGGCCGTCGTGGTTGCTCGAATTTATGGCAAAAACCGCTTCACATTTTACGAAAATGGTGTGATCAGCCTTAATCTCCCCCTTAGCAAAGACGCCATGGGAGCCCGCAGCACACGGACGACCCATCCAAGAGTAATCGGTGGGTTTGAAGAAATCTTTACGGCGGTTCTGGGTGAAGAGATCAAGATCGATACGCCGCTGCAGTGGCTAACGAAAACGGAAGTGACGCAAAAACTCAAAGAACATGGATTTGAAGATTTGCTCAGCATGTCCAGCAGTTGCACACGACCTTATCGCTGGACAAAAGAGGCGAACCACTGCGGTCTTTGTTCTCAATGCATCGACAGGCGATTTGCGACCCTTGCCGCTGGCCTTGCCGATAGCGACCCTGCAAGTAACTACAAAATTGACCTGCTGCTTGGGGATAGAAGCCAAGACAAGGAAATCGCAATGGCTGCTGATTATGTTCGCCTGGCACAAAAAATTAGATCCATCCCGGAAGATCAGTTCGCATCGACCTTCCCGGAGGTCTTCTCTGCCGCCGACCATTTCGAAGGTATGAGCAGTGGTGAGGCGATTAAGAAAGTTTATGATCTCTTCAAACGTCATGCTGATGCCGTTTTGTCCGTGATCGATCACGGGTTTGATGAACACAGGGCCGAGTTGATAGATGGCAAGCTCCCGTCAGGGTGCCTCCTCTCCCTGTGTTTCAATCGCAGCAAGATCGAACCAGTTGAAACACCTGACCTTCAGGGGCAATACAATGAGGTCCTCGATCAGCTTAAGAAAAGCAGATGTGATTTCTTTTTTGACGACAAGGAGAAAAAGGTCGTTTTTGCGGACGGGATGGAGGTCAGTGGGGCCAATTGCGATTTACTTGAAGCCCTTCTGGAAAACTACAGGGCAGCAAGGACCAGTGGCGGGGAGATCAAATATATACCAGCGACAAAACTGGCGGACGCAATTGATGTTAACGATCAAACACTGAGGCGACGCATCACGCGTTTTCAAGAGGAGGTTTCAAATCCTCTCAAAGTCAGCCTTGGCATCACAGATGACCTGATCGAAAACAAACACGGTGTCGGCTATCGCCTGAATGGGGTTCTGAAAGAGGTTTTCTCGAAGGTCGATTTGGAAGCTTAATTTACTTCGTGTCACAAACCGACCAGTAGAATGTCACAATTGAAGCTCCTTGAGCGCGGATTTCCGCGTTTTTTTTGTGCCTGAATGTCACAAGAAAAAACCGTCCTGTCCATATAATAGACCGTCCAAACCATTGAAAATAAGGGAAGTTTCAGGCGTCAAGAAGCGCTTGAACGGGAAACCCCTAACTATTTCGTGGAGCGGACTAATGGTCGTCAAACATCTCAATCAAGTCGAACTTTCGCGGCGCTGGAGCCTTAGCCCGCGCACCCTTGAACGCTGGCGCTGGCTCAACCAGGGGCCACGTTACATCAAAGTAGGTGGCCGGGTGATCTACCGCCTTGAGGATATCGAGACTTACGAATCCGAAAACATGTTTGAGGCATCAGCCGACGACCCTGTTGGTCGTGATGGCGCGAAACGGGTCTCAGCCCCTCCGCAATCCGCCAAAACTTAGCCCCCAGAAGTGCTTTCTTTTTCGCTCCGTTTCGCGAGCGAAAAGCAGCGAAGTCTTTCGTAATGCACAGGAATTTTAACGGCGTTATCCAGTCAGAAGCAATCATAACCCGCCCATTCAAAATTGGAGCCAAGCCACAATGACCGACCACATTCATCATCTGTTTCCGGGTCCAAAAACCAACGAGGTTTATTTCTGCTCCTGGCTGGCCCAAGCCGAACCTGGCGACGCATTGGAATACCACCGTGGTTTTCTCTGCCTGGATCGGGGTGGTTTAGAAATCGCCCGTAAGAGCAAGCACAGCCGCATCCTGAACCAGTTGGCGGAGCGCGCGTTTGACCTGGCGGAGCGAGGATTTGTGCATCTGATCCAACGCCGCCTTGGTCCCGACAGCTTCAGTTATCTCGCCATCGCTCGGCCTTTGCCAGAGGGCAGGGTCATGGATTTTTCAACACTCATGTCAGAGGAGGCAGCCTGATGCCCTATCCACAGAACTTACCATCTTTAACAGAACTGGCCACCTGGCCGCTTGGCGACATTGCTGCCTTGCCTGCCGAAGCATTGGCATCGTTCCAAAAGGAAGCCGATGACGCGTTTCGTGTCACGAAGACGAATAAGACGCGGATCGACGATGCATTGATCACCAAATATGCAGTGGCTTCAGCAGCCTATCGCCGGACTGCCGGGAAGGATACAGGCACGGTACGGATCAAAGACGAGCAGGTCACCGTTGTCGCTGATTTAGCAAAGCGCGTTGATTGGGACCAAACGACCCTCGCCGGTTTAGTCGAGCAGATTAAAGGCGATGGTGATGATCCGACGGAATACGTCGACATCACCTTCAAGGTTTCAGAAAGCAAGTACAACGCCTGGCCGAGCCATGTCAAAGCGGCATTTCAGGAAGCCCGCACCGTTCGCACGGGGAAAGAAAGCTTCAAGCTGATCCTCGGGGAGGACGGCCAATGAGCGCGCTCCCCATAATCACTGCTGATCAGCGTCTTGCTGAACGGCGCGGTATCAAGGGCTGTATCTTCGGTAAATCCGGCATTGGCAAAACTTCGCTGCTGTGGACCCTGGAATCATCAACCACCTTATTTTTTGATCTGGAAGCCGGTGACCTGGCCATTGAAGGCTGGCCTGGAGATGCCATTCGCCCGCGTACTTGGGCAGAATGTCGTGATTTTGCGGTCTTTATTGGAGGCCCAAACCCGGCACTGCGTGAAGACCAAGTTTACAGCCAGGCGCATTTTGATGCCGTGTGTGAACAGTTTGGAAACCCGTCGGCACTCGACAAATACCAGACCGTGTTCATCGACAGCATCACGGTCGCTGGGCGTCTTTGCTTCCAGTGGGCAAAGGGGCAACCGCAGGCGGTTTCCGAGCGTTCCGGCAAACCCGACATGCGTGGAGCTTACGGTCTGCATGGGCAGGAGATGATCGCCTGGTTGACCCACCTTCAACATACCCGAGGTAAAAACATCTGGTTCGTTGGAATCCTCGACGAGAAACTCGACGATTTCAACCGCAAGGTATTCACCCCGCAGATTGACGGTTCAAAGACCGGCAACGAACTGCCCGGCATCGTCGATGAAGTCATCGCCATGGCCGAAATCAGTGAAGGCGATGGTGAGCCCTACCGGGCCTTTGTTTGCCAAACGCTGAATGCCTTTGGCTACCCGGCAAAAGATCGTAGCGGTCGTCTCGACCTGGTTGAGGAGCCGCACCTTGGCCGCTTGATGGAAAAAATCAGCGGTCCCGTAAAACCGGCGAGCGAGAGGCTGGAGTTCTCAAGGCCACAGCCTCCCGCCGCCGATAACCCCACCACCCAAGAAGATGAAGGAGCATCCTGACCATGAACGGTTCCTGGAACGATTACAACGACGCGGAGTCTCAGAACTCCTACGACCTGATCCCCAAGGGCACCATTGTGCCTGTACGAATGACCATTAAACCCGGCGGTTACGATGACCCGTCTCAAGGCTGGACCGGCGGTTATGCCACTCACAACGACACCACAGGATCGGTTTACCTGAGTGCTGAATTTGTCATCACCGAAGGGCCTTATGCCAAGCGTAAGATCTGGAGCCTGATTGGCCTGCTCAGCCTCAAGGGTCCTGAGTGGGGCAGCATGGGGCGCTCCTTCGTGCGCGGCATCCTTAATTCTTCGCGCGGCCTGTCTGACAAAGACAACTCGCCGGAGGCACAGGCGGCGCGGCGCATCAACGGCTTTGCCGATCTCGACGGCATTGAATTTCTGGCCAAGATCGATGTTGGTAAGGACACGAACGGTGATGCCAAGAACGAGATCCGGTTCGCCGTAGCTCCCAACAACAAGGACTGGAAAACATTTCAGGAAAGCGGTGGGATCTGGAAGCCGGGTGCCGTCATCACCGGTGCCACAACCTCGGCACCAACAACGACCACGACGGATACGCCGCCCGCCGCAAATCCTAATCGCCCGACTTGGGCACAATAGGAGGGCCCGGCCATGTTACTCCGTCCCCGTCAGAAAATCTTCGTCGAGCGTAGTGTCAACGCGCTCGACGAACACGGCAATACGCTCAGCGTCGCTCCGACCGGTGCCGGAAAGACGATCATGCTCTCCGGTGTGATTGGGCAGATGCTTGGCGACAATGACGCCAAGGCTGGCGTACTGGCCCATCGCGACGAGCTGACGGCACAAAATGTGTTGAAGTTCGCCAAGGTCAACCCGGCCATCAGCACGTCAATTATTGACGCTCGCGCCAAATCGTGGCGGGGGCGAACAACCTTCGCCATGGTGCCGACCCTGGCCCGTAGGACGAACCTGGAAGCGATGCCTGCGCTTGATCTGTTGGTCATTGATGAGGCCCACCACGTGGCCGCCGACAGTTACCGGCGCATCATTGACCGTGCCCGGGACAGAAATCCTGACGTTAAAGTGTTTGGCGTTACGGCGACCCCGAACCGTGGTGATAAGAAGGGCCTGCGCCCTGTGTTCTCTAATGTCGCCGATCAGATATCCATCGGTGAGTTGATTGCTTCTGGACATCTGGTTTCGCCGCGCACTTTCGTCATCGACGTTGGTGCCCAGGAAGCGTTGCAGAGCGTTAGCAAAACCATAGACGATTTCGACATGAAGGCGGTGGATGCCATCATGAACAAAACTCCCATTACCGATGCCGTAATCCGGCATTGGCGGGAAAAAGCGGGTGACCGGCAGACGGTGGTATTCTGCTCAACATTGGATCATGCCCGCAATGTCCGGAGCGCTTTCACCGCTGCTGGCATCAGTGCCGAGATGGTCTATGGAGACATGGGCACAGGTGAACGGCGCTTAGCCCTCCTTGCCTATGAGAACGGCGACGTTCAGGTCATCATCAATGTGGCGGTATTGACCGAGGGCTGGGATCATCAACCCACCAGCTGCGTGATCCTGCTCAGGCCGTCTTCCTATAAATCGACCATGATCCAGATGGTCGGACGGGGTCTGCGCACGGTGGACCCAAATGAGTTTCCAGGTATCGTTAAAACGGATTGCATCGTTCTCGATTTTGGCACATCGACTTTGCTGCATGGATGCCTTGAACAGGACGTCAACCTGGATAGCAGGACTGGCCATGGCGAGGCTCCGACCAAGGATTGTCCTGAATGTGCAGCCATTGTTCCTTTGGCAGCCATGGAATGCCCGCTCTGCGGCTACCTTTGGGAAACCGCAGGTGATGACGAAGGTGGACTCACGCCACTTTCCGACTTCGTCATGTCGGAGGTTGACCTGCTTAAACGTTCCAGTTTCCGCTGGTGCGATCTGTTCGGTGACGATGCGGCGTTGGTCGCCAATGGATTTCACGCCTGGGGCGGCATCTTCTTCCTGCATGGGCGTTGGCATGCCCTCGGAGGTGGCAAAGGGTTGCGTCCTCGTCTTCTGGCCATGGGTGAACGCACTGTCTGTCTGGCGGCAGCAGATGACTGGCTCAACGAGAACGAAACGGATGAGAGCGCTCACAAAACCCGGTCCTGGTTGAACCAATCGGCAACCGATAAGCAGCTCCAGTATCTACCCCCCGAATACCGACAGGACTTCGGGCTGACCCGCTATCAGGCCTCGGCCCTGCTGACTTTCAAATTCAACAAGGGGGCGATCACCCAATTGGTGACGTCGGTTTCCGATGGTGACCGGAGGGCGGCATGACCCATGGCAGCCTTATCCGAAAATGCCGCTCTACGACAGCGCCTCTGGCACCCGTGTGGAATGCTTTGTGCCGTCTGTCGGCGACCAACCCGTGGCTTTGGCTGGTACGGCCCCCGGTCTTCGAAGCGACCGCGACGCATGTTCTGGTTCTGCTCCATGGCTTGCCAGGATTTTTGGTCACGATTGGCGAAGGGGGGCTTGGGCATGGTTGATCTTACCGAGCAGGAAATCGCGGCGATCCGAGCCACCGTCAAATTGATGGCGGAGAGTATGGAAGAAATCGGCTGGCAGACCCGTCTGATCGATCTTTCCGAGCCCCAGGTTCTCACCCTTATCGAAGTCGCCGTCGGCGGTTTTCAGGACGCGATGTTGGCCACGGCCAAAGCCGATGACACGGAGATCCCATTTTGATGCTCGATTTCAATCACTCAGTCAGTATTGCGGAGCGGGTTAACAGCCTAATTGACGCCGTACTTGTCGCCGAAAATCAGGCTCAACCGTCTCGACGGTACCTCGGTGGATCACGTCTCGGCGTCGCCTGTGACCGAGCCCTGCAGTTCGAATATGCCCAGGCCCCCAAAGATGATGGGCGGGATTTCAACGGCCAGACTCTGCGTATATTTGCCGCTGGCCATCTGTTTGAAGACATGGCCATCCGCTGGCTGCATATGGCCGGGTTTGAGCTTTACCCCACCAAGGGCAACAAGCCGGGCGGCGAGCAGTTTGGTTTCTCGGTGGCGGACGGACGTATTCGTGGCCATGTGGACGGCATTATCAATAGTGGCCCCGTATTATCTGGTTTTCCCGCGCTTTGGGAATGCAAATCCATGAACGCCAAATCCTGGAAGGGTACGGTCAAACGTGGGCTGGCGGTTTCCAAGCCGGTTTATGCGGCCCAGGTTGCTGTCTATCAGGCTTATATGGAAGCAACGGTGCCAGGCATCGCCCAGAACCCGGCCTTGTTTACAGCCATCAATAAAGACACATCAGAAATCTATCATGAGTTGGTCCCGTTCGACGGCGGGCTGGCCCAGAAGATGAGCGACAAGGGTGTACGCATTATTCAGGCGACCGAAGCCGGTGAGCTCCTACCTCGCATTGCCCAATCGGCAGACTTCTTTGAATGCAAATTTTGTGACTGGTCAGATCGGTGTTGGAGATCAGAAGCATGAGCGGTGGCGTGGTAGCGCTCGACCTCTGGCGTGACTTCAATTCAGCGATCCCGCAAAGGCAAGATGATGACCGGCAATCAGAATTGAGCGTCGATGATCTCAAATCTTGTCTGTTTGGCAATTTGCGTGGAGTTCTCTCTCACCTGTTTCCCGCCGGGGTGTTTCGTCATGGAAAGTTTTTGGTGGGTGATGTTCAAGGCAACAAGGGCGAAAGCCTCACCGTTGAGCTGACCGGCGACAAAGCTGGGATGTGGCATGATTTTGCCACCAAGGATGGCGGCGACATTATCAGCCTCTGGGCCGTGGCGACGGGTCGCAACACACAATCGGACTTTCCATCGCTGCTTGACGACATCCGGCAATGGCTCGGTGAACCCAGAAATGAAAACCCTCCCATCAAGCCAACCGCTCCTGTTGATGAATTGGGACCAGTAACGGCCAAGTGGGATTACTTGGGCGGTGACGGCACATTGCTGGCCTGCGTCTATCGCCACGACCCGCCCGGCGGTAAACAGTTTAGGCCGTGGGATGTGCTTGCCCGCAAGATGAAGGCTCCAAGTCCTCGCCCGCTCTATAACCAGCCCGCCATGAGATCGGCTGGTGAAGTGATCTTGGTCGAGGGTGAAAAAGCTGCCGAGGCTCTCATTGAGCAAGGCATCTGCGCTACCACGGCTATGAACGGTGCAAGTGCGCCGGTTTCGAAAACCGATTGGTCACCGCTTGCAGACAAGCGTGTGTTGATCTGGCCAGATAAAGATACTGCTGGCTGGCAATATGCCGAGGCCGCTGCACAAGCTGTACTGAATGCCGGTGCCTCTTCGGTCGCCATTCTCATGCCGCCGGATGATAAACCTGGAAAATGGGACGCAGCCGACGCGGTTATTGAGGGCATGGATGTGATTGCATTCGTCACCAATGCCGAACGGCAGGAGATCGCGGCCCCACAATCCAGCGCCAAAGCCTTCAGTCTTGGCCATATGCTTCGTGACATATCCCCCATGCCCGAAGACATCATCGCCCCGCGCGTTCTGACGCCATCGGGATTGCTGGTATTCGGCGGTGCGCCGAAGGTGGGAAAGAGTGATTTTCTGCTTAGCTGGTTGGTCCACATGGCCGCTGGCGTTGATTTCCTCTCCTTCGTACCTCCACGCCCTTTGCGGGTTTTCTATTTGCAAGCTGAGATTCAATATCATTACCTGCGTGAACGCATTCGCAAAATTAATCTGCCGCCTGAGGTCATCACCGACGCGCACGACAATTTGGTGATTACGCCGCAGCTTAAACTGATCTTGAATGAAGCTGGTCTTGCCACCGTTACAAATCTCATCCGACGGCACTTCCCTGATGGTCTCGACATCATCGTCATTGATCCCATTCGCAACGTTTTTGATGGTGGGGAGGCAGGAGCTAGCGAGAACGATAATAACGCGATGATGTTCTTCCTGCGCGACCGAGTCGAGCAGCTGAGAGACGCGGTAGATTCTGACGCTGGTGTCATCCTTGTTCACCACACCAGAAAGCTTTCCAAGAAACAGATCGAAGATGATCCGTTTCAGGCCCTGTCCGGAGCAGGGTCTTTACGAGGCTATTACAGCTCGGGAATGATTCTGTTCCGCCCAGACGAGTCCCAGCCCGAGCGCCGTCTGATCACAGAGCTTCGCAATGGCCCTGCATTGCCGACCAAGCTAGTCGACAAACAGGACGGTCAGTGGGTTGAGATTGACCCGTCATCAGAGCGTCTTGTGCGACAAGCCTATGGCGACAAACTCGATGCTGAACGTATCCGCAAGCACGACGTGATCCTGCAAACCCTGTTTGAGGAAGCGAAGGCGGGCAATGTTTATACCGCCAATCAGTTCGCAGAAACATTCGAGAGCAAGGTAGGGTTGGGTGGCAAGAGTACAATAAATGAGCGCATCAGCGTGCTGGCCACAAAGGGCTTCGTCAAGTTTATCAAGAACCCAGCAGATCACAATCTGCCTCTCTTGAGCGGATCCAAGTACGGATATCTGTGCGTCGAAGGAATGCATCTTGGTGAGGCCGAAAAGGTCATTGATGGCGACACTGGCGAAATCACTCAGAACATCCATCCCCTTCTGCCATCCCATTTCAAATGCCGCCAAACGGGCGCAGTCCTCGAAGTCGAAAACCCGAATGTATGGGTCTATCCAGCTGAGGAGATGGAGCCATGATCGTGCTGAACTTTCCCAAACTCAGTTTCCAGATGGTCTGGAAACTGGAAACCTATTGGAAACTGAAACTCAGTAAAACCAACGCTTTAACCCCGATTTCAGTTTCCAGCTGGAAACCTTGTTTGGAAACCTGGAAACCATGCCTCAGGCCTTTGTCAGAAAGGGTTACAGGAGAGAGCTCAGTTTCCAGTCTTTCTCCTACCCCTTACAGGGGTAGTGGGTATTCACCAGCGCTTACGCTTGGTGACACCCACCCATCAATCATTCAAATCCAAAATCCGGACGGTGATGCACCCATGCGCCATCACCACCCTCACCACACCAAAAGCAATGGAGAACCAACATGGATGAAACGAGTTTGAAAAAACCAAAACCGGATGCAAGGGCAATGGCGGTTCTAGCCATCGACCTCGGCACCAAGACCGGGTGGGCACTGCATGGCCAAGACCAATCCATCGCCAGTGGCACAGTCGAATTTAAAAACGACCGCTGGCAAGGCGGTGGCATGCGCTTCCTGCGGTTCAAGCAGTGGCTGACCGAGATCAAGCAAATGGCTGGTGGTCTGGATGCCGTGTTCGTTGAGGAAGTTCGCCGTCACATCGGCGTTGATGCCGCTCACGCCTACGGTGGTTTTCTGGCCCACGTCACAGCCTGGTGTGAACACCACCAGATCCCCTACGAGGCAGTCCCCGTCGGCACCATCAAGCGCCACGCCACCGGCAAGGGCAACGCCAACAAGGAAGCCGTAATCAACGCTATGCGTCACCGTGGGTTCAATCCTGCAGACGACAACGAGGCTGATGCCTTGGCCCTGCTGGGTTGGGCACAGGATCACCGCATGGGAGGTGCGCCATGAAGTGGCATCCACGAGGATATGGCGGCACACGTCGCAATGTGGACCAGGTCAAAAAAGATGGCTGGTACGAGCAAGGCATGCTGGCCGTGTCGGTTGAAGATGACCGGTTGACCTGGCCGGAGAAAGAACTGATCCGCCAACTGGGCGAGAAGCTCTATGGCAGGCGGCAAGAAAGTACGGAGAACCATTATGACTGATTGGACGCCATTCTTGGTGG